TCATCGCCGTGCCGTTGTACACGCGCACGTGCGCCATTGCGCCGTCCAGGAAGTCTGCGGAACCGCCCCATGCGCCCAGCACCAGGGCTGCGTTCACACCGGCAAGGGTGGCGGTTCCGCTGGCTACCGATGTGCCATCCAGGTAGACGGCGTACGCCGTGTTGTTGCGCACAACAGCAATGTGGAACCACGTCGCCGTGGTTAGCGTCCCGCCCGTGTACCCCGTGCCGGTTGACCAGTATTCGACAGTCGCGCCGTAAGAGCCAAGAGAGTTTAGGCTCGAATGATGCCAGCAATTGTGCCAACTGCCGCCGGCCAGCGCGTCGAACTTGACCCAAGCCATGATGGTTTGGACGTTGCCAATGTTTACGCCATTTCTGTAGGCAATGCTTGAGCCAGTGAAATCTAATGCCATGCGTTATCCCGCTGCCACTTTGCGCAAGTCGGCGCAACGCCGCAGCCATGCAACCCCGAATGTGGGGAACCCGGAGAGCGTCCGATACCAGTTTTCCCGCCACGTCATGTAAGCGTCGAAATTCTGACCTACAGCGGCCAGCGCCTGCGCAGCGCGGCCCGGCCCCCCGTTCACGGCCAAATCAAAGTGCGCCAGGCACATGGGCCACGCCATCTTGTCCGCGCCCGACTCCTCCCAGTACCAGGCACGGTAGATGGCGTCCACCTCTTCATCAGTGATGGCCCGGAGTTCCGCTTTCGTCGGTGCGGGCTTCCCCTGCGACGCACGCCAGCGCGTGTACGTGCCAATCGTGATGCCCTTCATGGTTGCACCGCCCGGGTCTGCCGGATTGTCCGCCCAGCCGCCTTCCCATCGCCGCACAAAGACCATCGACCGCTGAAAGGTGTCGCCGCCGGATTCCACCTCAATGACCGGCAGGATGCCGTGGTCGCCCTCCACGTCCACCAAAAACTCTGCAATCCAGCCGTCAACGGCGGGCAGGTCAACAGCGATCCACGTTGCTTCCTCATTGCGGCCAATCGCCTTGCCCACCGTGCCCGTCCGCGCAACGGAACGAACAGCGAACGAGGTGCCTGGCCCCGAGCGCACGTTGGAATTCGTCAAAACTCTCAGCGGCACACCGTCGAAAGCCGGAGGCGGCTCTACAGGAGGCGGCTCTATGGGCGGCTCCACGGGGGGCGGCTCGACCGGCGCACCCGCAACCGGAAGCGCAGCAACGCCGCCCACTATGTTCAGCAGGTATTCGGCCATCCACCCGCTCACGCTGCCAACCTCGACCTGCACCCACGTTGACTCTGTGTTGCGTGCGATGGCCTTTCCTTCGCTGCCGGCAGCAAGCACGCCGACCACTGCGTTGTTTGTGCCTGGTGCTGCGCGCACGTTGGAGTTTTGCACCTTGACGGTAATCGCCCCGTTGGGCGGAGGAGGGGGGGGAGGCCCGCCGCGGTATATGCCCAGAGTCATTGCTACGGGGTCAACTTCGCCCCGGGAGAAGCCAACGATCGACTCATACTGTTTGCGTGCGACGGCAGCGCGCAGCTCGTAGTGCAGGTGCGGCCCGGTGCTGTTGCCCGTGTTGCCGCTCAAACCAATCACCTGGCCCTGCGTCACCACGTCGCCAACCTTGACCTTGCGCTCGTTGAAGTGGCCGTACAGCGAGTACATTCTCAGCGATTCGTGCCACAGGATGACGTGCCTTCCGTACCCTGTCGTGCTGTCCACGGATACGTCGACTACGCCGTCGGCCACTGCCATGATGGGCGTGCCGGTTGGGCAACCATAGTCAACGCCCATATGGCCGCGCCCGCCATAGACTGATACTCGCTCCCCGAATTGCTGCGTGTAGCGCGGATTTGCAAGTGGGTGTTTCAGAATCGGTGTCATGTCTACCCCCACAGAATCCGTTTGGTCTTGCTCTGTTCCGGTTTCGCCTCGCGCATGATCTCAAGCGCCGCCGGGCTTGCGCCCTCGTCGCGCACCACCTCGATCACCTTGACGGCAATCAGCAGCAGGCCCGCAACGGCGGGCGTCCAGCCGTACGCGCCAAAGTTTTGCTCGAGCCACACGCTAATCAGCGGCAAGGCAACCATCAAGCCGCCCCACACTGCACCAGGAATTTTGCTCATTTGAGCCTCCACTGCCTGAACATGAACGAGAAGCCCGCACACAGCAGGCACAGGCTGCCCAGCACCCACAGCGTGCGAATCGTCGGTGATGTGGCATTCGCGGCGGGGTGCATTCCCGCCCCGATGCCGCCAATGACGCCGCCTGCGCTCCACAACGACATGCCTATCACCTCAAGCCACATATGTGTGGGCGCACGCCAGCGGAGCGCGTTGATGCGTGCCACGTGCACAAGCGCCCCCGTGGCGAAGGTCGTCGCGTACAACGCCCACCACACCCAGTGCGGCGTGTTGATCCATTGCCAGAGCATTATTTCGTGCCCCCGAGCCACACGGTGCTGAAAATTACGCTGCCCACAACCATGATCGCAATCAGCAGGGCCATCAACTGCGCGCCGGTCAGCGTGGGGGATGGCTTGGCCTGGTAATGCTGCAAAAGCGCCTTGATCTCCCTGTTCTGGTCAATCAGGAAACTCATCTGCACCTCGAGCCGCGCCACTTGGTCTTGCAGTTTGTCGATCCGTACATCCGGGTTGCGATAATCACTCATCGGGGGGGTGCTCCCGCTATATCTGTCCGCTTTCGCCGGCGCCTGCTTTTCCTCCTTGTAAATTGCATAGAGTTCATTGATCTTGCCATTGCGCCCACTCAGATAGCGTTGGCTCACCACCTCAATTAGCGCGTCGAGCTTTTCCTCAACTTCGGCTTTGGCGACGATGGTGTGCCAAATGTTGGCGGCGCTGGCATTGGCAAGCGCAAGCGTATTTGTCTCAATGCCAGCCTGTTCCGCGATAACGACGGCTGCCGACACATCACGGGTATATTCAGCCAGTTGCATTTCCAGCGCCGTGCGTGTACGTGCTAGTGCTTCGGACATATCAGCCCTGCTATTCAATGAGCCAGTTCACCGCACGCAACAAAAACGCCGCACTCGGTGCTTTTATGATCTTCTCCATGCTTATGCATTGATGACACTTTTCGTCTTGCGCCCCATCGCTGCCGTCGCTTCGCCCGTCGAGCCGTCATAGCCCGGACGGATGAACGGGCGCGCCTTGCTTCCGGGATGATTCACGCTCCACCTAAAGCCGCCATCGGGCAGCAGCAGCACCTTGCGCCCCTTTTTGCGCACCTTCGGAATCACATGGGGCCGTGTGCCAAACTCGCGCCAGCGCGCTCTGTTCGTCGTCTTTTTTGTGGGGCCAACTCCTACCGTTACTGCCGTCGCGCGCCGCTGCATCGTCTCTGCCACAACCTCAATGTCAGGGGCGCGCCCTGCAATCTCGTCACGCACCACCACGGCCCCCGCCATACAAATTGACTCCACGCCTGCGATTACATCAGCACCGCGCTTCTCGAGTTCCTTGACGACCTCATCCAGTCCGGTGATTGCAATCTTCCCCGCCACATAGCGACCGGCCATTACTGCACCTCCCAGCAAAGCGCCAACGTTTCACGCGCGCGCCCGTCCGGGTCCATCACGCCAGTCACCTCAAAGACGCGCCCGTCAATCAGCAGGCGATTTGCGGCCGGCGACAGCGCACAGCCGCGCAATCGACACTGGTAGCTCACACGAGCCGAAAACTGCGCGCTCTGTTGTGCAAACGCTTCACGCGTGCCGGCAACCAGTGGGGCCAACTCACCCCACACCGTTTCTCGCGCCGTCCAACTCTCCACCGGCTCCCCGTACTCGTTCGCTGTCAGGGTCTTCGTTTGGATTGTCACCCGGTGACGCATCTTGCCAGCCCGCATCGTTCCCCGTCTCCTGCTGTTCCGCCACCCGCTGGCTAAGCCATGCGGATAGTTCCGCTTCCCTGTCCGCCGTCGCCCCATACTCGGGGATGAAGTCATCGGGCTTCAACACCCGCCCTTTGCCCCGATTCACATTGGCGACTGTGCTCGCAATAATCGCCGCCTGAAAATCGCTGCGCCGCCCGCCGATTGGCTCCACCAGGTCGAACGCCATCCACTCGGTCAGTTCGCGGCTGTCCATCTCCCCCAACAGTTCCCGCACCGTGCGCCCCAGCGCCAGCGCCAGGCGGAAGATCAGCCGCCTGCGGGGGTTGCGCCGAAATTTTCCGCCAGCTCCTTCACATCGGCGTCGCGCATGCCCGCCAACTCCGCCGCCCTGCCAAAGATGCGATCCAGCGCCTTTGCACTCTTGGCGCTCAGCGCCTCCACATCTGCCAGCCCGAACAAGGGCCGCCCCTCTTCATCCACCACCGTGGCCGCCACCAGTTTGGCGCGAATGTTGCG